TGGTTTTGCTGTTAGTGATGCTTCAAGTAATGGTCTACCAAAACCTTCACCTTTAGTAAATGATACGAATGCTTTTACTTTAGAGTGATTATATAATTCATTTACTTCTTCATCTAATAAGTCACCATGGAGTAAATAGATACTAGGTAAATCACCTCCTACTTGTTCTTCTATTGCTCTGATTTTATCTAAAATGCTTTCTCTATCCATAACAGATGAAGTTGCACTAGATGTTTTAACTATTAGAGCAGGTCTTGTTTTTTGTCCTTTAAATGTTTCAAGGAATGTTTTAATTAATCCAGAAACATCTTTTCTATCTTCACCTTGATCACCTTTAATCCAATGACCTACAAACAAATAACAAAATGATTCAGGTATATCATTTAATACCTCTAATATTTGACTATCTGAGGGTAAATCTATAATTTTGTATTTGTTTAAATCAGCACCTTCAAATAATACTTCTACAGGAGCCTTTAATTCAACAATACCTTCTAATTGTTGAGTTTGAGAATTACGTTTTTCAAATCTACTATTTTTAAATACTGATTTAGCGTGTTCAGAAGATACTAATGTTAAGTTCATTCTATTTACACCTTCAATCCAATCAGCATCACATAATGTAGTTTCAATACCTGCTGTAACTCCAATATTGTATTTTCCTACTGGTTGGAATTCATTAGGTACTGTAATTTGCATCCAAACATCTGGTTGTTTAGGTAATTGATTACCTTGGAGAGAACAATCCATCATTAATTTATGATCAGGATTATCTGCTTTTAAAAATCCAAATGGTGTACTACCCCATCTTTGAGGTAATACTTTTACATCGTATTTATTTGATTTGATAAGTGAAATAACAATATCTCTACTTCTAGCTCCATATCCTGAGAATGTGTCTATGGGGCAACTTACAACGAATAGTGGTTTCATATTATTTTGCGATAACGTGTTTTACAAAGTGTTTAGGTTGTTCAAGTGGTTCTACCTTAATTAATTCAAATGCATATCTAGGTTCCCACTTAGCGAATGTTTCATCAATACCATCAATAACGTTTTTAGACATTAATCTAGCGGACATCATTGATTCATCTGAGGTAACCCATTCGTGAGCTGCTTTACATTGTTCCTCGTATGTTTCAAGTCTAGTATGAGAACCATATTCTTCAACTTGATTTGTTTTTACAGAATACAATTCCATAATTTGATCAGCAATATGGAATGGCTCAGCTCTATCATCAAAGATATAAGGTGTAGGTACAGATCCAACTAATGATAAGTTAGATGGGAATACTGGGTAAGCCCATTTACCATGTTTCTTATATTTGCCTCTATGGTTTGAACCAAATTCTTCAGTGAATTTAATCCACTCACCATTTTCATCTTCAAAACGCATTTGGTCTTGCATACCACCTGTTACAGTAGCGATGATTGGTTTACCACACATCATTCCTTCTGTTAATGATAATCCCCATCCTTCGTTACTACTAATTAGCACTACACCATCAACTGAATTGTAAAGCAAATTCATTATATTAGAAGGATATTTACCAGTTGAGAATGCAATATTGTATTTTGGATTGTTTCCAAATAACATCTGTTGTACAGCTGGTAAGTCAGTTCCATTATCGTCTACTGGTTGTGTGTGCATTGTTAATACACATTTTTTGGCTTGTTCTTCTGTTAATTGGTCGATGAATATCTTCCAAGCTAACATTAAATCAGGTACAGATTTACGACGGATGTTACGCGCATTATATAGTAAGTTAAAATCGTAAGTTTTTCCTTCATATAATTGTTTCTTAAATTCTTGTAATGCTAGGTATTCAGGATGTGATTCATTAATAGGAAAGAAGATTCTTTCATTAATTCCGTGAGGAACATACTTAATCACTTTTTCAGCTGATAATTCTGGTCCTAATACTGCTCTATTTAGGTTTTCTGTTTGCTTACTGATTGCTAATAATGTATCACAAGACTCATAATAAGGCTTATTATACATTGGATAAGGCAAGTCATCCCAAATATTAAGATAAATAATAGGAATATGTTTTCTAATTTCATTTTCCATTTGAAATAACCAAATCCAATACCTAGGATCAGTAAAGATCATAATAGCATCTGGTTTTTCAATTTCCATCATTTGTCTGATTAACTCAGGAGAGCCATACCCGTCAGTAGGGTAAAGATAAACACTTGCATCTTCGATACCAGCTTGATTGTTAGTATCAGCATTTAAATCAAATCGCTTACCTTTATCTGGGTGAGTAATAGCACCCCCAATATTAACCCAGTTGTAATGGTGGGCTGTACCAATAACGATTTCGCGAGCCATAGTGGAAATGCCACTTGTCATTCGAATGTCGTCACATAACAATAAGATTTTCTTACGTTTTTCTTGTGGAATATAACCTTCTTTCATAAACTAATTTACTCTGTTTCTTGAGATAATTGTGTGTCTAGTTGATTGTGAATTGTTTTTCTAAAGTCTTCATTTGTTAGGTACAAGTACATTGAGCGTTCTGTTAATTTTTGTACGCTGAATTTGTACTTTACACATGCAATTTTAAATTGCTCAAATAAATCTTCAGGAACTTTCACGCTTGTTAATTGCATTTTGTTTCCCATAATATTATATTTTGATATAAATATATACGTTTATTAGGAAGACGCAACTTTATCGCAAAGTTCTGGTTTGTCTCTGTAAGGGCACCATTTGCAGCTACTCTCACCTATATTTTTAAGGTACGACTTTATTTGGGGCTTACCACCTTCATCAAAGCAATCCTTTATAAATGATTGAAAGCCTTCTACTGCTAATTTCCGTTTATTTTTTCCACTTGCTGGTTTAAAATGTTGTGTTCTTGGAATAGCATATTCTGATTGTTCCCAAATTCTGCGTTTGACAATGAAGAATTCAACATCAATTTTTTCAACGTCAAATCCAAATTGCTTCGAAAAGTATTCCTTGTATAGTAAGATTTGAGCAATTTTACTATCGTCTTTCTTTTCTTTATCGCTCCAACCTCGTGTTGATGTTTTGATATCATATATGTAAACTTTATCTAGATCTTCATCATACAAAACAAAGTCAATGAAACCTTTTAAATAAACGTTGTTTGCTACTTTTAGTAATAGAGGTATCTCTATACCTAGTAAGCGCATTTTACGTATGGTAAATAGTTTATTACGGTTTTTCTTTATGAAATTTAATATCGCTACGCTATCATCAAAGAACTCACTCATCTCACCAGCATTGCTGAAGTGTGCTCCTGCTTTTTTATATTCTCTAGCGTATATTTCTCTAAATTTGTCTTGAAATAATGTAATCAGATCCATTCTATCAGCAGCAGCTCCACTTTCATTGTACATTACTGTAATATAATCTTGTAGTGTTTCGTGAAACGCTGTTCCAAACACAGTGTGTATACTAGCTTGGTATGGCTGTTTGTTCTCTATATAAGTGAGATACCATTGGTAAGGACATTTGTCCCACATTGAATATTGAGAATAGGATACAGTCTTATGAAACGCAGGGTTAATCTCTGGTGCTTGATAATTCTTTATCTTGAGCTCTATCTCAGTAGATTTTGCCTTGGCCACTTACTTCTTGTTTAATTTTTTCTAAATATAGGATAGCATCCATATGTTCTTGTTTAGCATGCTCAATCCATTCTAATAATGTTAAATCAGTGCGATCAAGGTCAACACCGTACTTTGCCTTTCCCATTTTAGCTCGGGATGTGAATTGCTCTATAATTGCAGTAACTACTGAATCTAATTTATTATCCATTGATTTGTGCTGTTATGTTTTCTACTTCTAATTTGGGTAACATGCTAATATATTCCTTAGCTTCTTTCTTACTAACTTCAAAGTAAATAGCTACTGCTTCTACTTGTTCAACTTTGTATTCTTTCTTACTTTTAGCTTTAATATATTTTAGATACTTGTACTGTTGAGGTATAAGGTCCTTATACAGGTTATATAGGTACTCACCTTTCATCTGCCAAGTATTCTTTTGAACTATATTTACTACTTCACAGTAATCAGGGTCCATACTGAGATAACGATTAATCATCCAGTTATTCCAACCTTCGTCACCTAAGTATGGTCCCTTATTGGTTGTGATATTCTTAATATGGTCGAATATATTCATTAATAGTATCTTGAATCGTTTTTGTCTTTAGTATTATTAAACTTCATAG